CTCTGATATTGGCAGTTTGATGCCTCTTATCCAGCTTGGTCTAATGGCTACAGGTGCTGGAGGCTTGCTTGGAAATGCTTTGCTAGGTACAACTGGAACATCTATAGCTTCTAGTGCTTTAGGTGGCGGTTTACTTGGTGGCGGTCTTTCAGCTGCTACAGGTGGTGACTTCCTTAAAGGTGCTTTGACAGGTGCTGCAGGTGGGGCTATTGCAGCTTACTTCAGTCCTACAACGGGTCAAGTAACCTCTACACCTACTGCTGACTCAGTTCCGTTATCTTATGATGACTTAGGAATTGACTATAGCCTTGCCAATGGCACTCAAATGAAACCGTTGACTGACATGGGCGGTGCAAGCGGATTGCAACCCGGTACATCAGCTAACTTGGAAGGCATGGGAGGTGCTCAAGGTATTACTTTGAACCTAGGTGCTCCATCTACTACGCTTGCTAATGCTTTGGCTACCTTTGGTGGTGTCAATCCTGCTAACCTATCTGACATGGGTGGTGCTCAAGGATTAACATACCAGACACCATCAGGTTTAGTTACTCAAGGTGGTACATTGTTAACTGGCGGCTCTACAGGTAACAATAATGTTATTGGTGAGACAGGCATTAATACAGCCTACAATATTGGCGGTGATCTAGGTAAGACTTTAGCTAATGTTGATACTGGTGTATACAACCCTGCCGGTGGTCTGTTGTCTTCAACTGTAACTGGCATCAATCCAGACGGAACACCTGTAAAACCAACTACTACAACACCTCCTGTTGATATTACAAACATACCTCCTTCGTTAATTAGTACGCTCTTAGGGGCTGTAGTAGCACCTAATGTATTTAAACCAACTACACCAACTACTAAAGGTGTGAGTATTCCAACTCAAGGCGTACCTTTAAATAGCCAAGACTATTTTAATACGATCCAACAAAACTATAACAGACTACTTCCAGCAGTTCCTCGTGATGTCGCTACACCACTGGCACAATGGTACAATTCTTCATATGGAGCTTAAATGACAACAATCATTACAAAGAATAGCAGTACATCGACAGCTGTACCTGCATCAGGTGATTTAACTAAGGGTGAGTTAGCTGTTAATGTTACCGATAAGAAGCTGTATACTAAGGACAACTCAGGTACAGTTGTTAAGTTGGTAGGTTCTTTAGGTAATCAAGAAGCTTCAGCAGCTGCCATTACAGGTGGCACATCAGCTGGTGTAGCCATTACTGGTGGAACTATTAACAATACTCCTATTGGTGCTACTACAGCTGCAGCAGTTACAGGAACTACAGTTACAGCTACTACAGGCTTTGTAGGTGCTTTGACAGGCGATGTAACAGGTAATACAACAGGTACTCACACAGGTGCTGTTACAGGAAATGTTACAGGTAACTTAACAGGTAACGTTACAGCTTCTACAGGTACTTCCTCATTCAACAACGTCACTATTAACGGTGGCTTGGACATGAATGCAGGTACTACAGCTACGATTACTAACCTGACAACACCTACAAACTCAGGTGATGCAGCTACAAAAGGTTATGTAGACACATCTATTGCAGCAGTTGTTAATGGTGCTCCAGCAGCTTTGGATACACTTAATGAACTTGCAGCAGCTCTTGGTAATGATTCTTCATTTGCAACTACTGTAACTAACAGTATTGCGGGTAAACTCCCTCTTGCTGGTGGCACTATGACAGGTGCTATTGCTATGGGTACTAACAAGATTACAGGTCTTGGTACTCCTACAGCAGGTACAGACGCAGCTACTAAAACTTATGTAGATACTTCAGCAGCAGCTTCCTTGCCATTGGCAGGTGGAACCATGACAGGTAACATTGTCATGGGTTCTAATAAAGTAACTTCAACAGCTACTCCTACAACTAATGATGACCTGACTCGTAAGGGATATGTCGATAGTATTTTAGGTAGTGCCACTTCAGCAGCTACTTCAGCAGCTAATGCAGCTACGTCTGAGACTAATGCAGCTAACTCAGCCTCAGCAGCCTCAGGCAGTGCAGCTAGTGCTTTGTCATATCTGAATACTTTTAAAGGTCAGTACTACGGTTCTGCATCATCTAATCCTACACTAGATCCTAATGGTAGTGCTATCGGTGCTGGTGACTTGTATTGGAACACTACAGTTCCTGAGATGCGTGTATATAACGGTTCAGCTTGGGTAGCTACTTATTTACCTACATCTGGATATTTAACAACAGGTAATAACTTATCTGATGTATCCAACGCAGCTACAGCTCGTACTAACTTAGGTTTGGCTATAGGCACTAATGTACAAGCATGGGATGCTGACCTAGACACATGGGCTACTAAGACAGCTCCATCAGGCACTGTAGTAGGTACTTCAGACACTCAGACGCTGACTGCTAAGACCTTTACAGGCTATACAGAAACTGTATATGCACTAGGCACATCAGGCTCTCAAGCACTTAATCCCGCTAATGGAACTATTCAGACTTGTGCTGCTGCTGGTACTGTTACCTTTACAGACTCTTTGTCAGCAGGTCAGAGTATTGTCTTGATGCTTACAGGTGGTTCAACATACACTATTAACTATCCAACAATGACATGGGTTACTTCAACAGGTAACACAGCACCTACATTAGGTGCAGCTAATACGCTTGTATTCTGGAAAGTTGGAACTACTCTGTACGGTACAAATGTAGGAAAGTACGCCTAATGTTAGCATCTAAACTTTCAAGCTCTGTAGGCAATAACTCAGGTGTTGCCACCTACATCGAGGATGTGTTCAGCACATACCTATACACAGGCACAGGTGCTACACAGACCATCACCAATGGTATTGACTTATCTACCAAGGGTGGAATGATTTGGACAAAAGATAGGAATACCGCAAGAAATAATGTTATTTACGATACAACTAGAGGTTTTTCAAAAAGATTAGTCACAAATACAACAGATGCGCAAACTACGGCAACTGTCTTTTCTACGCTTACTACTACAAGTTACAACGCAGATTGGCCAGGAACTTCTGCAAATGAAACAAATGCAAATGGTGAAACATACGCCTCATGGACATTCCGCAAGCAACCAAAGTTCTTTGATGTTGTGACTTATACGGGGAATAACATTGATGCTCGGCAGATTTCGCATTCTTTGGGTTCTGCCCCCGGATGTATCATTGTAAAGAATCTGTCATCAGCACAAGATTGGATGGTTTGGCATCGCTCTTTAGGAACGACTGGTGGCGCATACTATAACCTGCGATTAAATACAACTGCGGCTACTGTTGCCGACAATATGCTACGGGGTGCAAGTAGTACTACATTTACTGTTAGTAACGATGTGCAAGTAAACGGCACTTCTAGCAACACCTATGTCGCCTACCTATTCGCCCATGACGCAGGAGGCTTTGGGCTGACTGGTACAGACAATGTGATTTCGTGTGGGTCGTTTACAAAATCATCTGGTGTCGTTGCATCCATCTCACTTGGATATGAGCCTCAATGGCTTCTATTCAAAAGAACAGATACTTCTGAAAATTGGTTCATGATTGACAATATGCGCAACATGACAATGGGAACTGATGAATATCTAATTCCGAATTTGACTAATGCTGCTGGAAATCTAGACTTTGTAACACCGACTGCAACTGGTTTTGAAGCAACCAACAACTTCAACAATGGCACATACATTTACATAGCCATTCGTAGAGGCCCAATGAAAGTGCCTACAAGTGGAACAAGTGTGTTTACGCCAGTAGCATCAAGAAGTTCTGGAACTAGCCAATCTAGTCCAATCTTTAATGCTGGCTTCCCAGTTGATACTTTAATTACTGGATTAAAAGCTGGTGGTGGTGATTATTGGATTCCACGATTGACTGTTGCTCAGATGACTTCATCTTCAACTGCTGTAGAGTCTTCCGCAAGTTCTACTTATAACTTTGGTGGGATGTTAGGTATTCTTAGCGCAACAGGAGACTTAAGTAACTCTACTGTTTGTGGATGGAACTTTAAAAGAGCACCAAGTTTTCATGATGTTGTTTGCTATACAGGGACAGGTAGTGCTACGACTCAGACGCATAATTTGGGTGTTGCGCCTGAAATGATGATTGTAAAAATTAGAAACGGTGCTGACAGTTGGATTGTCTATCACTCCGCACTTGGAGCAACAAAATATATTTTGCTAGATGGAAGTGGCGTTGCACAAACTGATTCAACGATGTGGAACAACACAGCACCAACAGCTTCTGTGTTTTCTCTTGGGTCTTCTCCCGGGACTGCAACCAACTTAAGTGGCTCAACTTATGTTGCATATCTGTTTGCTACAGCCACAGGCGTTAGTAAAGTTGGCAGTTATACGGGAACAGGAACAACTCAACAAATTAACTGTGGATTTACTTCTGGGGCTAGATTTGTTCTTATAAAAAGAACAAGCACTGGAGGTGGCGACTGGTATGTATGGGATACAGCACGAGGTATTGTGAGTGGAAATGACCCTTACTTGCTCTTGAACAGCACAGCCGCTGAAGTAACAACAACAGACTACATTGACACATACAGCGCAGGATTTGAAATTAGTTCAACTGCGCCAGCAGCCATCAATGCAAGTGGTGGAACATTCATCTTTTTAGCAATTGCTTGAGGAAAATAAAATGCAAGTACGAATCAGATCAACTGGACAAGTAATGTACGAGAGTGAGTTTCGTGCAGCACATCCTAATATGTCAATGCCTCAGCAATTGTCTGAGGAGCTGCTCAATAGTTTAAATGTTGATGTAGTCTTTGAAGGCCCACAAGCACAGCCTACACGCTATCAAGTAGCTTTTGCTGATGGTGTTGAGAATATCGGTGGTAAGTGGTACACAAAGAATTCTGTTGCCGACATGAATCAGGAAGCCAAGGATGCTCTGGACACAACTAAAGCTGAGGCTATGCGTAAACAGCGCAATGAAAAACTAGCTGAGTGTGACTGGACACAAGTTGAAGACTCACCAGTAGATAAGGATGCTTGGGCAACATACCGCCAGGCATTGCGTGACATCACTGGTCAGACTGGATTCCCATGGACTATCACTTGGCCTGACGTACCATAATGAGTGATGCAGCACAAGCGTCAGCTGAAACAGCAGGGACTATCGTAGCTAAAGTAGCCCCTCCAGCGACAGTATCTCTAGCTACTATCATGGGTATTCAGGTTAGTGAGCTTGTATTGTGGGCAACTCTGATCTATACCATATTACTTATCAGCCACAAAGTGTGGGCTATATTCAAGGAGATTCGAAATGGCAACTAAACCTAGCGCAGGTATGAAAAAGATGGGCAAGGTAATGCATGAGTACAAGACAGGTACTCTGCACAGCGGCAGTAAAGGCGGCCCAGTAGTTAAATCTCGTAAACAGGCTATTGCAATTGCTATGTCTGAAGCTGGTAAAGCTAAAAAACCTACTAAAAAGTATTGACATTTACTAAAAAGTGTGATACCATAGTATACAAGAGACATAAGGAATATTAATGGCAACGACTTATTTACAGTTGGTCAATAACGTATTGACACGTTTGAGGGAGACTGAAGTATCGTCAGTTAGCGATACTCCTTATAGTTCCCTTATTGGTGTCTTCGTTAATGACGCTAAACGAGAGATTGAGGATGCTTACGATTGGAACTGTCTAACTACTACCATTGTAGTTCCAACTGTATCAGGCACTCGTAACTATGTACTAACAGGTTCAGGTCAACGTTTCCGTACACAGGATGTATTGAACGATACCAAAGACTATCCAATGACTGCAGTACCTACTAACTGGATGAATAGACAGTATTACTTAGGTACAGTGCAGAGTTCATCTCCTACATACTATAACTACACAGGAATCAGCAATGATGATAGCTGTGTAGATCTGTGGCCTCGTCCTGATGGTGTCTACAATATTCGCTTTGAACTGGTTATTCCTCAGGTTGATTTATCTTCTAATGCTGATACTTTAAAGGTTCCTCCTCACTTGGTACAGCTCTTAGCCTACGCTAAAGCTATTGCTGAGCGTGGTGAAGATGGTGGTTCAGCCTTTGGTGAAGCTTACCAGCAATATCGTTTAGCTTTGGCTGATGCTGTAGCTATTGAGCGTAACCGCTACGATGATGAAACTACATGGATTGATATCTAATGGTAGCTAAACTTTTAACCACAACTGTATCAGCTCCGGGCTTCATGGGGTTGAATACACAGGATAGCTCAGTCTCTTTAGAGGCTGGCTATGCTACTGTGGCTAATAATTGTGTGATTGATAAGTTTGGACGTATTGGTGCTCGTAAGGGTTGGGCACAAGCTCATTCCTATAACAGTGACTTGGATGTAGCTAACGTCAAAGCTATCGGTGAGTTGATTGATAACTCCGGTAACTCATACATTATTGCTGCTGGTAATAATAAACTATTTAAACTTGTAGGTACTACACTTACAAGATTGACCTACGGAGGCGGTGGTACTGCCCCAACAATCACAGACAGTAACTGGCAGATGGCTCCGTTGAATGGTGTCTTGTATCTGTATCAGGCTGGCCATGATCCTCTGGTGTTCGATCCTGCAGTCAGTACAACTACATTCAAGCGAGTATCTGAGAAGACTGGCTACTTAGGAACTGTACAGAATAATAACTGTGCTATCAGTGCTTATGGTCGTATCTGGAGTGCTAATAATACCTCAGTTAAGAGCACTGTACAGTTCTCAGATTTATTGTCAGGTCATGTCTTGAATACAGGTACTTCAGGTACTCTAGATGTATCTCAAGTGTGGCCCGCTGGTGCTGATGAGATTACAGCCTTAGCAGCTCACAACAACTTCTTGATTATCTTTGGTCGTAGACAGATTCTTATCTACTCCAATGCTACAGATCCTAACAATCTTACATTGTCTGATGCTATTACAGGTATTGGCTGTGTAGCTCGTGACTCTGTAGTTACAACTGGTGGTGATGTAATCTTCTTGTCTGACTCAGGCGTACGATCTCTGATGCGTACCATTCAAGAGAAGTCAGCTCCAATGCGAGACATCAGTGCTAATGTACGTGATGACTTGGTGCTTGAAATTAACTTAGAAACAGCCTCTGAGATTAGAGCTGTGTACTCAGACAAAGAAGCTTTCTATCTGTTGTCTCTGCCAGTACGTCAGCTTGTGTATTGTTTTGATATGCGTTCACAGCTTCCCAATGGTGCTAATAGGGTTACAACATGGGATGGTTTAGTACCGTATGCTATGAAGTATACACGTAACAAAGATCTCTTAGTAGGTAAGCCCGGATACATTGGAACTTACACAGGCTACAAAGATGATACTAACTCATACTTAATGAGGTACTATACTAACTACTTTGACTTCCAGTCTCCTACAGTGTTGAAGATTATGAAGAAGGTAGGTGTGACAGTTATCGGAGGTTCAGGATATCCCGTTATTCTTAAGTTTGGTTTTGATTACAGTGATATTTTAAACCTAAGACAATTCAACTTAAACAACTCTGCTGTAGCTGAATATAACATAGCTGAGTACAACATTGCAGAATACGGTGGATCAGCTTTCGACAATAAGATTATTAATATTGGCGGTTCAGGTAAGGTTATTCAACTAGGTTTTGAAACTACAGTATTCAATAAATCAATATCCATTCAGAAACTTGATGTCTACGTTAAGACAGGAAAGACTAGGTAAACAAATTGTCTAATTACACAAAAGCTACTAACTTTGCGGTTAAGGATAGCCTTTCAACAGGTAATCCAAGCAAGATTATTAAAGGTACTGAAGTTAACACTGAGTTTGATGCAATTCAATCAGCAGTTAACTCTAAATCTGATGCTAATAATGCAGCATTAACAGGAACAGCCACTGCAGTGAATCTTACTGTCTCTGGCACTTTTACAGCAACAGTTGACGGAGGCACATACTAATATGGCTGATTGGACAGATTTTATTGCCCCTCTTTTGGGCACTGCTGGTAGTGTATACGCTTCTAATCAAGCTGCTAATGCTACCACTAATGCTGCTGCACAAGCTGCACAGGCTGCACAGTTTCGTCCTGTAGGGGTTACCACTCGCTTTGGTAAGTCAGGTTTTCAGTACGATCCTACTACAGGTCAACTCACAGGTGCAGGTTATCAGGTAGCTCCTGATGTTGCAGCTATGCGTGAAGGCTTGATGGGCTTAGCAGGTACTGGCATTGGTCAGACGCAAGCTCAACAGGCACAGCAAGCTGGTATCAACCAAGCTGGTCAAGGTCTATTTAACTTAGGTCAATCCTATGTTGGACAGAATCCTCAAGATGTAGCTCAGAAGTACATGGCTCAACAGCAACAATTGCTTGCTCCAGGTCGTGAACAACAACTGGCTAATCTGACTAACCAACAGCAACAGCAAGGTCGTTTAGGTCTGGCTACAGGCGGTACTTCAGCAGGTTATGCTGCAGGTGCTCCCGGCTTGCAAGCTACTAACCCTCAGATGGCTGCTTATTACAATGCGATGGCTCAGCAAGATGCACAGTTGGGTGCTAATGCTCAGACATACGGTAATCAGCAAGTTACATTTGGTCAAGGTTTGATGAACGCTGGCTTAGGCTTGCAAGGTACTGGATATGGTTTGCAGACACAGGCTCTGGCTCCATACACTAACTACATGGCAGGTGCTACTAACTTAGAGAATCAAGGTTTGAATGCTTTGACTCAAGGATCAGCTTTGGGATCATCTATTACAGCTGGTTCAACCAATGCAGCTAACATTCAGAATCAAGCAGCACAACAAGCAGCTCAATTGCAACTTGCACGTAACAATGCTGTAGTAGGTGGTTTAACAGATCCTATTAGTCAGTTGATTAGTGGTTTGTCTGGTGGTTCTAGTAACTATCAACAAGCAGTTAGTCCATACTTTACACCTAATGCTTAAGGAATAACATGGCAGACCAAGGAATTCAAGGTTTATTTGGAGGCATGGGTACTCCTGAGGAAATGCAACAGCAACTGGTTAATCAGAAGGCTATGCAGTTTGCTACGATGACACCTCAACAACAATCATCTTTTAATATCTATAAGAATGTAGGTAACTTAGGTCGTGGCTTAGCAGGTGCTATGGGTGTTGATGTACAAGATCCTGCAGTTCGTCAAGCTACAATGCTTCGTCAATTGGCTATGCAGTACGACACTAACACACCTGAAGGTTTGAAGCAGATGGCTCAGGCTTTGCAGTCAACTAATCCTGAACTTGGCATGAAAGTAATGCAACAAGCTCAGATGATGGAAGAACAGCAAGCTAAGACACGTGGTGCTACAGCTGAGGCTCAGAAGAAAGAACTATCAGTACAACAAGAAGCTGCTTTGCGTAACGAATTGGCTGCTCTTGGCCCTAATGCAACTCAAGAGGATATTCTTAAAGCTGTAACTAAGTATGGTTCTGCTGATAAGGTTATGTCTGTGTTGCAGTCAGCTGCTGATAAAGCTACTCAACGTGAACAAGCTTTGCAAATGCAGCGTGAACGTCTAGATGCACAGATTGAAGCTGCTAAAGAGCGTGGAGCTACAGCTAAAGAACTGGCTCAGATGCGTATTGACTCACAACAACAGATTGCTGGCATGATGGCAGGTATCCGTCAACAAACTATTGATGATAAACGAGCTGAGAAACTAGCTAAAGAAGATGCTCAGAAGCAAGGTGTTGTAGCTTCATTTGATAGTGCTTTAGATACTCTTAACCGTATTGCTACTCACCCCGGTAAGTCTAGTGCTGTAGGCTTTGGTGGTACAACAGCTTCAATGATCCCCGGAACTAATGCTGCAGGTTTTGCATCACAACTGGAGACATTCAAAGCTCAGGTCTTCTTGCCTCAAGTGCAGAATCTTAAAGGCATGGGTGCTTTGTCAGATGCCGAAGGTAAGCGTTTGACAGCTGCTATCGGAGCCTTGGATCAAAAGATGAAACCTGCTGAATTTGATTCTCAGTTGACTATCATTAAGAATGACCTGAATAAAGCTCGTGCACGTGTAACTGGCGGTGCTGCACCAGAGACACCTTCTGCACCTAAAGCAACTAAACGATTCAACCCTGCAACAGGTCAGCTTGAAGCTATTTAAGGATACTTATGCCTCAGTATATTGAGTTTAATGGAGAGACTGTAGAGTTTCCTGATGGTATGTCTGATGCTCAAATTGCAGCAGCACTAAAAGGTAACAAAGCCCCTGCAGCTGCTCCTCAACAGCGTAGCATGGGACAAGAGTTAGGTAGACAACTGGGACTTACAGGTCGTGCAGTTGTTGAAGGTGTATCAGCTCCTGTTAATGCTGTGGCTGACTTCTTGAGTGGTGCGTATAACTTAGGAGCCAATGTATTAGGCTCTGAAAGTCGTATGCCTTCCATGTCTCAAGCTCAGAGTCAAGCACTTACTAAATTAGGTGTTCCAACTCCTGAAACT